GGCGGATGCCGCCGCCGGGGCGGCGGAGGCGGCGGAGGCGGAGGCGGAGACGGCGGCGGCGGCGAGGGCGGCGGCGGAGGTGGCGGCGAGTAAGACCCTAGACTTTATTGCAATTGCTCATAAAGCAGTTGACGAAGGATGATTGTTGGTGTATACTAATGTCCTCTGCTCCGGTTCGAGAGAGTCCCTTTACCAAAGGGAGCATCTAGAAGAGCTCGAACCGGGGCTTTTTACGCGGTGACGGTATTTAGACCGATGCTAGGTGCAAATCCTGGCCACCGCTTTGCAACTAGAACAAGCTAAAGAATTCGACGGCCAATTCGCCGCCGATAGGTTCGACCCGCGATTCACGACCGATAAACCCGGACCATTGCGTGTAAACGCTCTCGGTCTTTGCGTGGAGATTTACACATGGCTGAACCGTCAAACTACCCTGCCTCCCCACTTGAGACAGATGATGCCCGCCTTGGCGGAAGTCCTCCGCCGCGAGGCTTCCGATTGCCTGACAGCGATAGCCACCCGTCTCCCTCCACCTACCGTACACGCATCATCGACGCCATCACGGGTATTGCCTTGCGTTCCGATATCGACACCCACACTAAAGGTCTCTTGACTTCTTATGTGCGGTATGTGTCGCCATCGCAGGTTAGGGCCGGCCCTGGCGATTTCCCTATTACGGTTCGGCAGCATCCGACGCATGACGATGCGGCGGCCTTGGCGGGCCGCTGGTCGGATGTCCTGTGCTATCACGTTGGTGCCGCTATCTTGGATTACTACAAACTCTATCTGGATGATGTTCCCGCTGGCGTCCATGCCCGCTTGGAGAAGCGGGTTGAATTATTGGAATCTATTCGGCATAGCGGGCCGGCCCAGCATCCCCGCACGGGTAATGACCGGCGCGGGTGGCGTCTCTGTACGTTATTGGAGTCGGAAGACTTCAATCAGGTAGGGGAAACCAAATTCGACCGCAATCATCGCGTTGGCGACGGTCTCATTGCCTTAGCCCCGGATGACGATCTCAAGGTGGATTGATGCTTCTCCCGCCTCCCCCTCCACCATTCCGCATGGCTCATTTCTGGGATGAGCCGGCCATTGAGCATTATACCGGCTTCGGGTATCCAATGCCCCTGGCTGGTCCACAAGTGCCGGGCTGGCGGGCTGTCCTGGCGAAGTGCGGCTATCCCCTGCCGGTTGTTGTCATAGACTTTGAAACCTACTTCGATCCTGATTATTGCATGGGTGACAAGGCGGGTGCATTGTCCACGATTGAATACGTCACAGACAAGCGATTCGAGATACTCGGTTGCGGATTCACCCTGATCCGACAGCCGTTTGACGATCATCGCACCAATACCCATTTTGCATTTGGCTTGCAAGCGGTGGCAGAACGGATTGATTGGTTGCGAGGGCAATATGGCCGGCATTTTGAAGGATGCACAGTCCTGATTCAGAATGCCTCATTCGACGCGACAATCCTGGCTCGCCATTTCAGTCTTTACCCGCCCCATGTTATTGATCTCCTGGGCTTGAGCCGACACCAGAATGCCCGCCGGAAGAATGACCTCGCCCACATTTGCAAATATCTGGGCTTGGAGGACAAAGGCGATACCTCGCAATTCTCCGGGATGACGTTCCGCGAGCGGTATACGCCGGCAAAACGGGTACGCAGCAAGCTCCAAATGCCCCGGCGTCGGCCCTTGGCGACAGGGGAGCAGACTGCCGCCCTATGTGAATACGGCCGGAATGACTGTCTGCGGGAATGGGAGGGCTTCACAATTCTCCTCCCCCAACTGACAAACCCCGCTGTTGAACTTCAATGGATGCAACATTCATTGGAGATATTCACTAAGCCGGAGCTTCGCGTTGATTATCCCCTTGGCGACAGCCTTAAAGAACAGATGCGGGCCGCGATGAATGCCGCAATTCCAGAGGGAATGACGGCGGAGGAACTACGCGGCGACATTGTTTTTGGGGGTGAGCTTTGCAAGGCGTTGGAGGAGGCGGGAGATATTCCCGCTCGGTATTATAAGCCCGGTAAGAAGGGTTATTTGCTCGCCATCGCCGCTGATGATCCTGAGCGGGAATTATTGGAGAATCATAAGTCGGATCGGGTGCGGGGGCTGATGGCCGGCCGGATCGCCTGTGATTCCTGGCCCGGCCATATCAAGCGGATAGAGAAGATTGCCGCACAATGCAAGGCCGGCGGCGATAAACTCCCCGTGCCGTTGCGATACTACGCGGCCCATACCGGCCGGTCGGGTGGCACGGAGAAGATCAATCTTGCCAATCTTGGCAGTAAAGCCCACCCGCTCATTACGGCGGTCCGTGGCGTGCTGATCCCCGATGTGGATAAGACCCTGGTGATTACCGATGCTTCGGCCATTGAAGCTCGCGGGCTGGCCTGGATCGCCGGTCAAGACGATCTTATTACGAAGTTCAAAAACGGAGAGGAGATTTACTGTGGATTCGCTGAAAAGGTGCTTGGATACCGCGTGCGCACACCGAATAAGAATGGAAGCATCCCAGTTATTGAACAACGCATGGGGTGGGCTAGGGACAGCGTTGGAAAAGTGGGCATTCTTGGATGCGGTTACGGAATGGGTGCCGAAAAAGCGGTCGGATATGCTGATGGCGCAATCGACTTGCCGCTTGCCGAACAACTCGTTTCTACTTATCGCAATGAGAACAAAGCAATTGTTAAGTTATGGGGGGACGTTGAGAGAGCTTTTGTATATACTGCCCGATACCGTCGAGCTTGCGAGCTACCCCGCGGATTGGCTTTCATCCCTCGCGGCAATGATGGCGTCTCGATCCACCTCCCGAATGGGCGCCGGCTTCATTATGATTCGGTCCGACTCGCCGCCAATAAATTCGGCCGGGGCGCTGACCGCATATCCATCTTCAACAACATGAAGCAAGTCTGGGAATTCTCGTGGGGTGGTTCGCTAGTGGAGAACATTGTACAAGGGTTCTGCCGAGATATTCTGGTGGAGGCAATTCTACGATTGGAACGGAGAGGCTATCATACCGTTCTCCACAATTACGACGAATGTGTGCTTCACGTCCCGATTGCCGACGCCGACAAAGCGCTCGCGGCGAGCATCGAGGAGTTAAGCCGCGAACCGGCATGGGCGCCGGGCATCCCTCTGGCAGCGAAAGGGCAGATCGCAGAGAGGTACTGTAAATGAGAGAGCTACAACGATTGCACAATCTCACCCAACCGCGGTATGGCGGACCTATCGACTTTGACGCCATGATGCGCTTGCGCCATGCCTGGGGTTCTGTTATCGAGACCGTCTACGATTTTGGGTTTGGGGTGAAGGCGAGCTTTTGTCTTCTACCCGCATCTCCTGGCGAGTGGGAATGGGATATGTGGGTTTCATTTTGGCCGCATCATAAATTTGCGTGGCAACCATGAAAACTTACATAGGCATTGATCCCGGATTTACCGGCGCCATTGCCGCGGTCAGCACCCATAATGCGTGGTGCTGGGATATGCCGCTAGTGAAAGGGAGTAAGCGGACAGAACTTGATTTTCCCATGCTGTATAACATTATACTTTGCAATGGGGTTAAAGGAGAATCGGTTGCCGGCCTGGAATGGAACACGACTCGGCCGGATAATGAGCCGGAACGCGCCTATCGTTTCGGTCTGCAAACTGGCGCCCTGGCGATGGGATTAACCGTGACTGGCATTCCTTGGCAAAGGGTCTCTCCGCAATCCTGGAAGAACCATTACAATATTCAAGGCAAGGAAAAAGACCCATGTAGCGTCGGCGCTCAGGAAGCGTGGCGCGGGCTGGACTACCCGGAGCATGATCTTATCTATGGGCCGAAGGGCGGAATTCTTGACGGCCGGCTTGACGCTTTGCTGATTGCGGTGTACATTATGCGGCAGTATGAGCCGATCCAACCCTTGGAGCATGGTAGTTTGGCGGCGATGAAAGCTGTCCTTACATCTGGCCCACGGGGGCGTCCGGGTGGTCGGAACTTACCGAGGATTTGAATATGACCGTCAGCGAATTGATTGTACAATTACAGAATTTGCCGCCGGAAACACGGGTCTATGTCGCAAGAGAGATTTGGTATTGTGACGCCACCGACACCTGCATAGAATGCAAAACCCCTGCGATAAAATACGATGCGAGCGATGAATCGGTAGTATTGGAGCCAAAATGAGCCAACAATACCGATTATCCGCCACCAGCATCGCGGCGTTCAAGACGTGCCCGGTCAAATTCCGGCTCGGTTTCATTGAGGGACTGAAACCCGACAAGGATACCGAATCTCAACGGATGGGTACGAATTGGCACAAGCTCCATGAACTTGCCGGCGCGGTAAAGGGTGATGAGGCGGCAAAGATTGACGCGGTTATCACACATCTGAACGATGCTTATCGCACTCCCCCCATCAGCGTCACTCCCTTCGATTGGGAGGTCGAGCGCGAGGTTCTCTTTCAATCCTTCATCGGTTATTTGTGGCGATGGACTAACGATCCGGTTGAAATCCTGGCCAGCGAAATCCCGTTTGAACTTCCCCTCATGTCGCCAAAGGTCAACCTACCTTTGCCGACCTCCGACGTAGTTCGCGTCGGCAAGATCGACCACATTGTTCGATGGCAGGGCGCCGTCTGCAATCTTGAGCGTAAATCAACATCCCGCTCGATTACATCCGACTCGGATTACTGGGATAAGGCCAAGAAGGATACGCAAGTATCCATGTATGCGCTGGCGTTCAAGGACATCCATGCGGCCGGCGGATTCTCCCATCTGGCACCGCTACCCTTGAAAGAGGGAGAGGCAATGCCGCGGATTGGCAATACCCTCTTCGATGTCTGGCATAAGCCGACTATCAAGCCCTCCTCCATCACCCAGGCTGAGACCGCGGAATTCATCAAGACCGATATGTACTGCGGTCGTAAGTTCACAGTAACTTGCGTGGAGAAGGTCGGCAGCGGCGAGATCGCGGCGACTGTGGACGGCGAGCCGGTGACAATTGAAATGGGCAAACGCGGTTACGCATTCCGGGAGACCCCGGCCATGTTTGGCGCCCGGCTTCTGCAAGACATCCAAGTTCGTCCCGACTTCTATTACCAGCGGCGCGAAATCGTTCGCACGGAGGCGGAACTTGAGGCGTTCAAGCATCAATTGTTCGCTGTCTATCAGGCACAGAAGACGTTTGAGCGGTCGGGCTGCTGGTTTGAGAATGAACAGCAATGTCGGGCGACTTTCCCTTGCCCATTTATTCCCATTTGCTATGGTGGTGGTTCTGAGGTAGTATGTGATGGCAAGACCGTGCCTACTGGTTTTAGACGACATCACGTTGATGTCACCGTTAACGGTCGGGAGATTGAATAATGGATCGAGAGACACAAGCGGAACTTGATGATGACGAATCCCAGGCTGCGGAGCAACGCTCCCAGGAGCCGCAACCGGGGGATGATCCTGGCTTTGCCCGGCGCTTGGAGGCAGGCTCGGCCATGTTATCTGATGAGGATGATTTGACCGACGATGAATTGTAGGGTATACTAACCATGCGATTATAATCAAGTGGGAAACCTTGAACCGGGTTAAGCCTGAGTGAAGTACCCCGGTGGGACACGGTGAAAGAGTGAGCCGAAGGCATTATTTCACAAAGGCGCTCGCGTAACCATACAGCCTCGCTGGTTTGATTCCAGCATAATCGCATTTATTAGGAGTTGAACAATGCCCCCACCCCCGGCTCGAAAGCCCCCGATGCCCGCAGGAATCAGTAAACCACCTCCCCCACCAGCGGCCGGCCACACCCCGGCTGCATTTACGATGGATGCGGTGGATACTACTGGCATCGGCAAGACCATCGTTTTGTATGGTAAGTCGGGTGGGGGCAAGACCACGTTGGCCAGCATGGCACCCGGCGCCCGCTTCATCCCTCTGGACGACGGTAGTAAGGACATTCTCCATCCGAAGACCGGCGCCAAGCTAATAGGCTTGAAGCGGCAGGACAAGCTCGCGCTCACCTTTCAGGATGTCCGGGATGCCTTGCATAATCCGACTCTCTGGCCGGCCGGATCAACGTGTGTAATCGACACCGGCACGAAGCTAGAGGCAATTGCCGAACGATACGTCTTTGAGAACGTACCCGGCCCGGCGTCATGCCCGAAGTGCAAGAACATTGAGGACTACGGGTACGGCAAAGGATACAAGCACCTGCTGGATGCTATGCGGCTGCTTTTTGGCGACTTGGACCGTCTCAAATCTACCGGCGTCAATATCATCATTCTGGCACAGCTTGCACAGGCGACGGTGAGCAATCTTGCGGGCTTGGACTACTTGGAAGATGGGCCGAAGTTCTCTAACGCCAAAGCCTACCCCGTTCGTACAGAAGTTGTCGAGTGGGCTGACCACGTGTTCCGCCTGGGGCATGAAGATGTGTCGGTGGCGACGGCGAGCAGGGACGCGAAGCGTGGCAAGGCGTCCGGCTCGACAGATCGGATCATCTATACCCAGCCGGAGGTTTACTACCTCGCCAAGAGCCGGCCCATCAATGGCAAGCATCTGCCACCCCTCATCAGTTTCGATGCCCCAGACAATGATTCGCTCTGGGACATGATCTTCAATGGCAATATACCGGAGGCATAATGCTTCAACCGCGTAACACCCTGGTCGTCGTCGAGTTGATTGAGAAGCAAGAGGATGTGGTCGGCAAGGTCATCATCCCCAACAACCACGACATGTATACCCATGCAAAGGTCGTCGCCATCGGTCCCGGCAATGTGTCCGCGGCTGGCGCCCGTAGTGAGACCTTCGATCTTAGAGTCGGTCAAACCGTGCTGGTCAAGCACAAAGAGGGCCGGCCCGTTGGCGGCGGTCGGTTTGCCGTATCCGATCTTGGCGTCGAGTATCGGGAGGATTTTGCGCGTTACAAGATTTTCGAGCAAACCTCCATCCTGGGCATCATCGTCTAACTATTTCTACGGGCGTGAACTGAAACAATTACTAGGAGAACAACATGGCTGAGATTGATCGCGTCGGTAGCTACATCTTTGAGATCGTCGGCTCCGGGTTCGGAACCACGGTCAAGGGATATCCTCAATGGATTCTGAGTGTTAAGGCACTCAAGTTCTGGGCAAACTCCCCTGACCTCTTGACGCATTACCAACTGGATGCCCCGGCCTGGGTTGATTGGGATCAGGAACAACAAGGCATCGGCTACCTCTGTCTGTTCAATTCCGCCGACAATTACGATGCCAATACCGCCCTCCTGAACGCCAAGCAGGCCCAGGTCGCGGTTGGCTGGGACGGCTCATCTTTTGATCCGTTCGCGGATGGCACATTCATCGGCAAGCGAATTCTTGGTCGTATCGAGGAGCATACATACAACGAAAAGACGACTCTCCGTCTGAATTGGATTGATGCCCCCGACGCCAATCCCGAACGCCAGATCAAGAGCCTGGACGCGCCAGCTATCAAGGCACTCAACAGCAAGCTGAAATTCGGCGCTCCTCCGAAGGCGGTCGGCGCTTCGGCGCCTGTCAAGGCGCCTCCTGTGCCTGCGGCCCCGGTGGCGGCATCCGCCGCCCCGGCGGCCGCCGCTCCGCCGCAAGCCAGGCCTGGGCGTCCGCCGAAGAATAAGGCTGCGGCGGCGGTTGCCGCCGCTGCAACCCCGCCGGCACCAGCCGCTCCCCCTACTGAGTTTGCCACCGAGGCTGCGGCCTGGGAATACGCGGCCCCCAAGAAGCCGGATACCACGACTGACGCGGAATTCGCCGATGCGTGGCTGTCGTCCCGCGGCGAGGTTGCCGGCGACCGAGATGAGGCGGCGCTGACACCGGCTGATTGGGCTAAGGTCGTCGCCATCACGTTCAAGGATTTGGCGATTACGGCCTAACCTCGTGGCGGCATTTGCAGGCGCTATGCTTCCTCCTCATAAAATATAGGAAGCAAGTGGTGATGGGCTAAGGATAAGTCACCAGCCGATTAAAGCCGGAGATGCGGGTTCAAGGCCCGTTCGCCACACTACACCAATGGCAATTGACTTTGCAAAGTTATCCGACAAGTTCCGCGGCAATGCAGTTTGGGGAATCGCCGAGCATTTAGCTAATCGGCTCAATGTATCCGTCGCTTCCTTGGACCGACTTGGCCTTGGATATGTTCCAATTGTTGAACTTAGTAAGGGGCCAAATTACGATGGATTTTTTTGCCTTCCTCAACGCGATGCAGATGGTTTCATCACTGGCATCAGTCTTAGGGGCCGTGATGATTTTAAGTGCATGTATCCTGGTTCAAAGCTGGGTCTATTTTACGAAGTCAATCCGGAGCATCGTCAGGGAGTCAACACCAACTATGACCCCGGACCCCAAAACTGGGTTAGAGCCGACAGCGATCACATCTGCCCCATCTGCAATCAAGGAAAAGGATGTCTGATATCCACCCCTGACTGCGGCCTTCCGGCCGCGGCAATCTGTGTCAGAGTGAAAGAGGGCGCGAGCCGGCCCATGCTGAACGGCTACTTGCATCATCTTGACGGCCAAGACACTGCCGACCAGACCGCTTCCCCGCTTCCCCCATCCGAAGGCAGCGTCCTCATTGTGGAAGGCGCCAGCGATGTAGCCGCGGCGATGGATATGGGCTTTGTCGCGGTCGGTAGGCCCAGCGCCCAAGGCGGTATCCAGCTGCTCCCCGACCTGATACGGGGCCGGCAGTGCATCATCGTGGGGGAGAACGACCAGAAGAAGGATGGAAAATGTCCCGGCCGGGAGGGGATGTATGCAACTTTTGACGGCATTAAGCGCGCCGCCAAGGGTGTTCGCATGGTCATGCCCCCACCTAACATCAAAGACCTTCGGGCATGGCGGGCCAAGCACAGACTTACTAAGGCACAATTCCTTGAATACGTCGCCGCGAAGGGCATGGATCAAATCGACAATGCGGTTTTGCCTGACGATATGCCGACAACTATTGCGCGACGATTCCTCGCGGATTTGCACCGGCTGGGTGGCCGGCTTACGTTACGTCGTTGGGGCGGTGAGTGGTATATTTACAACGGCACCTGCTACGAACGCCTCGATAACGAACGATTCCTCGCGCCGATGTATCAATGGGCCTACGGCAAGCTCGTGGCGGTGCCGACAGGCAAGGGCGAGAACTTCATTCCTCTCAAGATGAAGCCCAGCCTCCGAGGGGACGTGGCCGAGGCTGCTATTTCCGAAACCCTGGTGCCAGAGAAGGTGCTGCCCGTGTGGATCAATAACACCAATGGTGACAGTATTAAGGATTTAATTGTCTTCAAAAATGGGGTGTTGAATGCCCGTAAGTTTCTCGCCGGCGTCATCGAATCAGTTAGTTTTGCGGAACCGACACCAGACTTCTTTACTGTGTCGTCGCTCCCTCATCTATTCGACTCCACCGCTAAAGCCCCCAAATGGGAATGGTTTCTTAATTCAACTCTTGGCGATGATCCAGACAAAGTGGCGCTCTTGCAGGAATGGTTTGGTTACTGTCTGGTGCCGGATACGAGCCTGCAAAAAATGATGTTCTTCCGCGGCCCTCCGAGCGCCGGCAAAGGCACGATCCTGGCGGTACTGCGATGGATGATCGGCGACGATCAGAGTGCCGTCGCCACCTTTGACGGATTGGCCGGCCCATTCGGTCTCGCGCCCCTGGTTAATAAACTCATCTGCGTCCTGGGCGACGTGCAGACCCCCAAGGGTGCCGACGCAAACCGCGGGCTTGAAGTTCTCCTGGGCCTTACCGGAGAGGATAGTGTCACAATCAACCGTAAAAACGTCGCGCAAATCCCCCTCCACGATTTATACTGCCGGATAACGATGGCGGCAAATAGGTTCATCGACGTGCCAGACTACGCCGGGGCTATGGCTCGGCGACTCAACATCATCGACTTCACCCGTTCGTTTAAAGATAACCCAGACACGACGCTTCGTGACTCCCTGCGTGATGAGATTCCGGGGATCATCATCTGGTCCCTAACCGGCTTGAAGCGAATACGCCACACGAAAAAATTTACAACCCCTCGTACCAGCCGACTTGCTTTAGATGAATGGAGAGTGTATACTTCTCCAATCGCCGGCTTCCTTGAAGAATGCTGCCGGCCAGACCCGGAGGAACGTGAGAGTCAGGTTGAGCTATTTGATTGTTGGGTTAAGTGGTCCGAGGAGCGACGCATATCACCCATGCCCAGCCCGCGATTTTTTGAGGGTGTGCGATTTGCAGCACCGTACACGACGGTCATTACCGAGGAATCAGCGGGTCGGATTACGAAGTATTTTGAGGGACTGCGGCTGCGATCCAAAGTGGCAAAACAATTTCTTGGGAGACCAGAACGATGAATGAAATTAGTCGAAATCTTGTTCTTATTTCCTATCAGTGCGCGGCCGAGGTAAATCGCGCCGAAGAAAAGCACCCTCCTATGAACTCTTTGCATGAGGGATATGCGGTAATCCTTGAAGAACTCGATGAGGTTTGGGATGAGATAAAGAAGAAAACCCCCGATCTTCATCGGATCAGAAATGAGTTGATCCAGACCGCGGCTATGTGCATTCGCCTGATCGACAATGTAGTAACACGACCGATGGAACGTCATATAGACGATCAGGTTCAAATACTGGCCAGTGCGGCATCCGCCGCGGTTAGGGCGCATAAAGCGGCAGAATATGAGCGTCAACTTCTTATTAAACCGGAGAACTAATCATGCCAAACGAGACCTTCACTACCGGCGCCCAACGGGATCAACAGGGCGACAAGTTGCGATATGATCTGATGTCCCCCTTGGCGGCGAAGCGGATCGCCAAAGTGTTCACCGACGGCGCCAAGCGCTATGGGGATCGTAATTGGGAGAAGGGTATGCCTTTTACCCGCGTCCTCGCGTCGGCACTACGGCACCTGCACGCCTACCAGCTTGGCGATAAGGGCGAGGACCATCTCGCCCAACTCGCGTGGAACGTGGAGGCACTCCTGCACTATGAAGAGGCAATCAAGGGTGGCACCTTGCCGGCGAACTTGAATGATCTGCCGTTGTATGGCGATGCTCATGCCTACCTCAATGCACTGGTAAATGCGGCGTCGTGGGGGGTGAAGGCGGCGTCCACTACCTGTGGCAATACTTGCGATGCGGAACCCATCAAGCCGCTCCCTCAAAACGCCTACATGTACCGCGGCCCATTTGCGGGAATGCGACTTAAAGTAATCCAGCGTCACGAGACTTGGTATGATGTGAATCTTAGCGATTACACATATGGGCAATGGATGTACAGGATTTCTGAATTCTTCGCCGATTCCACCCCGCAGAAGGAGGACACCGTATACCTCGCCGGCCCAATGCGCGGCCTCCCCGACTTCAATTTTCCGGCCTTTGACAAAGCTCGTGATTGCCTGACAGAGAGGGGCTGGAATGTGATATCACCGGCCGATATGGATCGGGCTGATCCTGATGATGCTAAGGATCAGACAAAGTTTGCCGCCCGCGATACGAAAGCAATCATTGAGAAGTGCGGTACTATCGCGTTGCTCCCAGGTTGGGAGTGCAGCGACGGCGCTACCGCGGAATTCTTCCTGGCGCGATGGTTGGGGTTGAAGATTATCAGTATATGGACTGATGACGATGGCGCGATGGAAATGCGCATTAGTGATCCTGATGAACGGGCGGCTGCGTATCGCATAATAGGACGTTAACCCATGCGTAATCTCATCATCGGCGATCTACATAATCCCTGGACGCATCCCGGCTACTTGCCGTTTTGCCGTGATCTATATTCGCGCCACAAATGTGACAATGTGATCTTCATCGGTGATGTTGTTGACTGGCACGCAATCTCATTCCACCCCAGGAACCCCGATGCGCCCGGCCCAAAAGACGAGTATACGCGGACGAAGGAACGGGTTCAAGAGTGGTATAAGGCGTTCCCGAAGGCCAAAGTCTGTATCGGGAACCATGATGAGCGTGTGGTCCGACTTGCCGGTACGGTTAATATCCCGGAGGATTTTCTCAAGACGTACTCGGAAATGTGGGAAACTCCTGGCTGGACCTGGGATCGTTCCTTCATTGCCGATGATGTATACTACTTTCACGGCACGGGAACGGGCGGAGTGCATCCCGCGTTTACGTCGATGTGCAAGCAACTGATGAGTGTAGTGCAGGGGCATATACACTCCGCGTCGGGCATCAAATGGAGGGCCAATCCTCGGCGCCGTATCTTTGGTATGGACACAGGTTGCGGCATTGACGACAAGGCTATTGCGTTTGCTTACGGTTGGAATCAACAGATTAGGAGCATCGTTAGCGCGGCAGTCGTGCTGGATGGAATCCCGATCTTAGAAGTGACGCCGATAGGTGACGGTGAGAAATATCATCGCTCCCGATTCGGCAAAAAGACGAAAGGCAGGTAGTTTAATGCGTTACGCTCTACTCGTTTTTGTTTCGCTGCTGGCAGCCTGCTCATCACTCCCCAAGGCGACCCAGCAGACCATTCAGTCCGGACACAATCAGGCGGCGATTGCCGCCGGGAAAGCCCAGGATGCCGGCACAATGGCCGACGCAAAGGGTGCCGCCTCGCCGACCTCACATCCAATTGATGCTTCGGATGTCGTGGTGAAGGACACGCGCGCGTCATTGCGTGTGATCTTCATTGTGTCCTTCATTGCCTTGCTGGTCAGTATCGGGTTAATGTTTACACCGTTGTCTTTGGTGTCAAAGATCGCGGTTCCCGTGGCCGGCGCCCTGGCGGTCGGCTCCCTGGCCGGTGAGATTGCGGTGCCGTTCTTCCCCTACATCCTGGCGGGATTAGGGGTGCTGGCGCTCGCGCTGGCAGTGTATGAATTGATCGTCGCCAAGGGCAATGTGGCCCTGGCGATTACGGACACGGAGGCATTGATCGTGCCGGCGAAAACTACCGCGGCTCCGACCGTGGCCCCCAACAACCATCCCCCGGTGAAGTGATGCGGCCGATCCGAACCCGCGAAGAATTGATTGACTTCGCTGCCAGAAGGGCGCCCTCCGCGGCATGCGCTACCGCGTTGAAAGACATGGAGGGCGCCCTTGTGCTAGGGGCGCACGATCCCGCCGTCGCTGGATTGCCGGGCTGGATCATCAAGGTGACATCCCAGTACGGGCGGGTTTGGATTCTCGCGGTCGGAATGGATGCCGACAATCAAGAGTATATATGCCGGCAAGTCGATGAAATTCCCGACACTTATACCGGCTGCGTGACCGGCCGGCCGGGTATTATGAACGGCGACGACACGGAATACAGGAGGGCGTTGCGATGTCAGGTCCACCCCGAAGGCTCCTACTAGCCGCCGTCCCGGATTATGTCAAGGAACGATTCGGCAAGGATATCAGCCGGCAATCAGCGTACAATTGGGTGAGCGTTGGCCGGAATAATGTCAAACTGCGGATCGCCCAGGTAGTGGCGCTTGGCGGACCGCATACTATGGTGCGTGTGACTTATACTAATTGGGTGGATGAGTTTGTTTTGCGGATGGGAGGACTGGCATGAACAAGAACCCCATTATATATGTGTATGCAAGATTGGATAAACCAATTCATGCCGCTGCAACCCCGGCGGCGCCAGCGGGATTCGACACCGTGTTTGTCGCATCGACTTACGAACATACTTTGGATGCACGACAGAATGAAATAAATCGAGAGAAAGCAATAGCAGAAATTGAAGCGCTTGTCGCCGGTCGCGCATCTATAGAAGGATTCAGTTATAGCAATCCAATGGGGGGTGGACATGATAATCGACAGCGACAAGGATCAAGTTGATTTACGCCAGCGGATGGGGAGAGATCGGCTGCGGTTGGCTCTACAAGCATACAACTTAGCCCAAACGAAGCATGAGCTAGTGTTGTGGCATCGAGAAGGCGAATGGCGCATCGCTCCTGATGCTGTGCTTTATAATCTGATTGAGCGCTGGACCCCGGATGGCGATCCGATGATCCTCTATTGGGAGCAATGCCGGCCTATCCAATCACCGACCGGGCTTTCGATTTGACCCAGGACCAGAGATAAGATAGCGCCAGTGCGGCGGCGGAAGCGTATACACTCCATCCGATCAGCGCTCGCTTCTCGTGGGATTCAAGAGCGCCGACGCGAGACTTGACATCTTTGAGATCATCCATCACGGCTTTCACAATGGGGTCAAAATGTTCGCCAACTTTTTGAATCAATGGTTCCACGATGACGGTCTTTATTCGCTCCGCGTCCGCAAGTGTCAATTCCATATCGCTCATGATTATCTCTTTTTCGGCACGTGCCGCTTGTTGAACCCGACCGCTTCTAGCGCCTGTTGCTCTGGTGGCTCCGGCGGAGTCAACCCGAGGGTCGGTTGAATCGCGGTCGGCAGCACTTCCTTCGCCGCCATCTTGGCGGTTCCCTCATTTGGTTCAAATAGACTCTTACCCCGCGTCTTTTGATCCTGGAAGTCACGGCCCTCGTAATATTGTCGGGCCATTGACGGAACCGGCGCAAACCGATCCTCCGTCCATTTTACCACATCCCCACCGGCATAAGCTAATGCGATGACCGGCGCCATCGGTCCAGCCGGAAGCGTCCAGCGTCCCAAGCCGAACACATGAGGGTGGAAGAAGTCCTCGGCGCTCTGGGGTAATTTACCAGTCGATACCGTGTTCACTACCCCACCCGCCAAGGCCGCGGCAAGTAAATGCCCGGCAACAGCCTGCTGTGCTGGCGAGAGGTTGGTTGTCTTAAACAATTCCGGTACGTCCCCCGCGGCTCGACCGATCAATTTGAATGGGTTGGTAGTCCAGTGCGGAAATGCCAAGGTTACCCGCATCGCTAGTTGCACAGCTTTACTCTGGAATTCACGACTGTCTTTCAGGTTACTAAATGAATAGTTGACGGCTTCTACAACCTTTTTTGCCTTGGCTTGTACCTTCGGGTCGGTGAGGCTTAATCCTTTCCGACTCGCATCATTTAGTACGTCTTGCAGGCCCATGAATTGAGCGCCGCGTCGGGCATTCTCGCCGACCTTCTCAAACAACATCCGTTTGGCGGCGCGCATGATCGACGCCGGATTCTTGAAATTGGTTTGCTCCGCCTGTCCTTTGAATATATCCGGGGTCTCAGGAATGCCGCCAGTCTTCTTGGCTAGTTGGACCCGCGGTTCCATCGGGGTATTGGAGTTACTAAATGCCTCTTTTGCCGCGGTGCCTTCATGCACCGCTTCCGCCAATCCGGTTCCTGGAATTGCCTGTCGAAGCGCTTTGGCAGTTTCCATCAATTGTCCGTGCGTCAGACTTTGGATGGCCCGTCCCAATCGCAGGCCGGATTCCGATTGGGAAAAGTTCATGTAATGGGCGCCCTGTAGGGATAACTTCGCTTCAATTATTCTACGATTAACCCAATCAATTGACTTAAAAAACGGATTTTGCGGATCGACCGGCGACGGTTCCATGCCCTTATTGAAGATGTTCGCTACCGCTTTATCGGCGACGTACCGCGGCCGGTCGGCTTGTGCCAAGGCATCATCGACTAATCCGTGCTTTTCCGGCATCCGGCCAGCTTCATAGGTCGGATGGTATTCACCCGTACCCGGCTCAGTAAATTCAGTCTTCGCGCGTGCCTCTGTCTGTCCCTTGTTTTTGCCGACTTGTGTTACATGCTCGTACGGGTAATCGACTTCGCTTTGATAATGCTCCTGCAATTCATCCGGCGAAGCGGGCGGCAATTCCTGCACCGACCCATCCTTCATTCCTTGTCGGAACAACGCAAGTCGAGTCTTCAATGGCGTATCCTGATCGTTCAGTTTATCAAGTAATCCACCTTCATTGGTTGCCGACCATTTGCGTTGTGGAGGTTGAAACAACTTATCCCGTAACGCTAGTTCATTCGGCATCTGCTGGTCGCCAAAGTCGAGTTTGCGAATGAGGCCGGCACTCACCGCGTCTTTCGCCATGCGGGAGAAATGAACGTACTTCATCGCATCGACGCGCTTAGCAATGGCGGTCACGAGGGGATTCTCGTGCATTGGCGCCATTCCTTTCGCGGCGATAGTGTTCACAAAATCCTCGTGCCCACCTGTCAGACTTCGGCTCTTTATAACATGCCCAATTGGTGCTAAACCGCCTGGACCACTTCCTTCCGGCGCCTTATATCCGAACTCATAAGGCTTTTTCCCGTTCTTGTCGATCATACCGGCAGACCGACCCATTTGATCTTCACTCCAATATTGCGCACCAGGAATGTTTTCACGAATTGCATTCCGTTTGATAGCGACTCCGTCTTCATGCCATAATGCACGAAGATTAGCTAATTTTGGATCGGATGGTGCTTGATGGGCCTCGATCTCATCTATGAGTCGGTATACTTCCTTCGCCCGGCCCGACTGCATCATCTGGTTTGTCGCGTCAATGTATGGTTTGTATGCCGCGGCGCGACGGAAGCCACCCAAATTACTCGTATCATCCGCCTGTTTTACAATATCCATTGCACGGACAACATGGGTGCTGCGTCCAAGATTGCCGCCAAAGAATTCGCCGATGGAATTACCGGCCTTTACTGCCAGACCCCCCATGATGTCCTTTGTTTTTAAGCCGGCGTTGAGGACTTGATCGTGGAATTTTTTAACATCGAATCCACCAGATTCATTGGACCATAATTGTTTAAGTCGTTCTTTTGTGAATTCGCTGAATGTATCTTTTGGCACATCTTCTTTAGGGACGGCGCGGGTGACGGCCGCGATCACTTGTTCCGGCGCGCGTTCTGCCGGCGGCTTGGCGGCTTCTTTCGCCTCTTCGGCTGGTGTCTGTACTTGTGTAGGAGTCTCGACCTTTTGTTCCGCTGGTGTCGCTTTATCGGGTACAGGTGTACCCGCCATCCCTTCGGGGGTTTCAAATGTTGCGTCCCTTGTTGATTCTGCAACCGCAGAGTCCTGTTCCGCCTTTGCTTTGATCGCGGCTTGCCGACGCTCTACTCCTCCGGCGGCAAGGTATTTATTCTGTACTTGTCCTATCGCGTCGGCATTGGCTTGCCGTTCCTCTGGGGTTTTGGCGTCCTCGATACGACGCGCCTGGGGTGTCTGTACTTGTGTAGGAGTCTCGACCTTTTGTTCCGCTGGCGCCGGCACAGGTCGCATCTCCCCCTGTGGCAGTCCAGCGGCATCGCGTGCTTGGATTAACGAGGCGTTCGCCTGATCGGTCGCGTCGGCAAGAAGTGGCTTTTTACCTAACCCCTCTTTTACCTGATATCCATTTGCTTGCATCCACGCGCGTAATTGCCGATTGCCGCCGTTAACTACTTCGTCAGGAATTGGGGGCAATGGACGTTTCGTAGGGATAAGTTTGGGTGTGGGAACCGGACCCTTACTAACTGTTCCGATTCCGCCTGGGCCTTCTATTCCGGCTTCCTGATGGAATTGCACAGGAGTTGCCGCGGTAGGATTTACCCGCTCTTGCAAGTATTGAGCCATCGCTTGTCGCGGTGTCATCTGTTGTGTGTCGATCTTGTTCTGTATAATCCGACGATCAATGGGGACACCCATTTTGTTTGCTAGAATACGAAGCTGCCCAGCATCTAAGCTATTCAGATTGTCCGGAAGCGCAGTAGGCTTCGCAAGCAATGGTTGCTGGGGCGGTGTCGCGGGAGCCGGCATCGGTGCAGGAGTCGGTGCAGGAGCGGGAGTCGGCGTCACGTTTTCTGGCGCTTTTGTTTCTACGGGGGCAGTCTGCACAGGGGATTGGTTTTCGACCCCAGGTGCAGATTGACCTTCCGGTGCCATGCCATGCAGCAATCCGCCCCCGGCGCCCAGGGCCAGCGCCTTACCTACGTTCTCCAATATTGGCCGCCCGGTATTCATGTTAGTGGTCATTTGGCCTGCCACCTGGGGAAACGCGGATGCCAGAACTTTGCTGCCGAATGTGGCTCCCGCATCGCTGATGACACCAGAGAGCGCACGTTTTAACACGCCACTTATGAGGGAATTGCCCTTCCCGCCTAGCGCGTACGAGATGGCTGAATCAATGGCACCTTGGGTTATCGCCTGTCCAGGTGTTCCGCCCTGCCCATACTCGCTTAATCCACCAGCAGCGGCCGCCAGAACGGGATTGGCAAAGCGTGCGCTGCCGGCCAGGAAGCCAACAGCCTCGGTGCCGATGTCCTCCTTCACTGGCGTTTGCATGATGTTCTGGTTGGCAAGGAAAGCGTTTTGGCCCACCTGTCCCGGCAGAAGGCGTCCAATACCCTCCGCGGTACTGGGGATGCCGGAACCTTGATAAGCTGCAAGTGCGCGATTCTCGTAAGGATGTTGGGCGCCGAACTCTGCGGTCTCGGCGCCCTGAGCCGCAGCCTCAGTCGGCCCATAAGCCGCCGCAGCGCCAGCCTCCGCCGGGTTCAATTGCTTGTTAGGAAGGGCTGTGGCCTGTTCGCCGGCAGGACCATAGAGTTTACGGGCAGCCTCATAATTGGCGCCGATCTGCAATTGATGTTCCGGCTTGGCCGGATCGAGGCCCATCTTCGTGTTCAAATCTTGCGCCTTTAGGCGCCAGATTGAATTCGGATCGACGGCTTGCAAATCGCTTGGGGGTGTGATCTGCAAATCAGATGGAAGTTCATCGGCCATATCTACGCTCCTGGGGGCGCCGGTAAGGGATTAGCCGGCGGCTGGTAGGGCAGGATTTGCCCATTCGTGACCTTGAACATCTTGCCGGTGGACGGACTATGAAGTACGGAACCTTCCGGGTATTTGGCGCCCGTGACAGGATGAACCGCGGCCGGTGATTGGGGAGTTGCAATTCCGGGTGCTGCTACGGGCGCGGGCGCGGGTTGTGCCGCAGATGCTTGCGCCTGACCGGGAACGACAGGGGGGGGTGCCGCACCCCCAGGAGGCATCATAGTTCGTTGGGGGTACGGATTCTGCGGATTGGGTGTGGGCGCCGCGGCGGGAGTCGGTGCATTAGATTGTGCATTTGGGCCGCCCGGTAGACCTTTTTGCATGTTTAGGAACTCGTTTTGCCGCTGTCCCGCAACCTGTACTGCATGTTGATAATCTTTCCACTGTTGGGTGTTCGTATCGTTCGGGTCGATCTTATTTCCCTCGGCATCGGTACCCGTCTCTAGTTTAGACTTGGCTTGTTTTTCATCTTCCTCCGCTTGTCGGTACGATTGATTAGCAGATTCATACTGCGCCTTCTGGTATTCGGATTCCTTTGCTTCCGGCGCCGGCTTTGGTTGTTCCGCCGCCTTACCCCCCGGCAACGGCTCCTGCACGGTGTCGGGCAACTTCACCTTGTATGCACCCGCGCCCTCGGCCTCCAAGGTCTCGCCCGGTTTGAGGTTCGCCTGCTGGCGTTCTTCACCCGCGGCGAATGCTTCTTGTGACATCCGATCTGGCCCGGTGCCTCGACTGATGCCAACCGACCCGCCGGGAACGGTATGGGCCGGCGTATTCTGCGCTTGCTTCACAACCTCCTGCATGACCCCCTTGAACGTGTTGAGGTCGATGTTGGGATCGTTCTGCAAATCCTCGACTTGATCCTTCAATTCCCCCAAGTCGTATTTGCCAAGCATTGCGGCCCGCATCACGCTCTTGGCCTTCATCAACGATTGGGTCATGGGCGATACGCCCCCCACACCGCCTCCGCCGATTGCTGCGCCGGATCGCCGAGGGGAAGTTCCAGTAGTCCCCATTCCCCGGCCGCGCCCAACGGCTTGCCGAGTGTTTGAGGCATTTTGCAATTTATGGGCTAACGCGCGAGCCGCCTCCATGTCTGGCGCCGGCTTACGCGCAGCGATGAGTGGCACTTTGTTATGTGCCGCTGCCTCACGCAGGTGACTCAGATCGCCGACCGGCGTTTCCTTCGGCGGTTCCCCCTCATTACGACGGTTGAATCCTCGAAGATCAAAATTATCAGATTGAGCCACGCCTAATCTCCATTATTCGCCGCATCTTGATTATAATCGGCACCCTGAATCGGATTACCGTTAGCATCAAACGGATTGCCGTTACTGTCGTACCCGGCGATTAATGACGAATCGCCGAATTCGTTCCCGCCATTATTTAGCATACCCTGATTATTGGCGAAACCCATTAACGCTTGCTGGTAAGCCTGGGCTTGCGAACCACCCGCAGCCGGAGTGGTCGAGTTGGCGACCGCAGCACCTTGATTACTGCCCGGCAGCGCGCCGGCGACACCTTCATTGACCTGATTCTTTGGCAGGCCGACACCAGGGGCATTGATAGCATTACCTGCGTTTGCCGACATATTCGCCAGATTTTCCAATGCTCCCATTTGAGTAAGAGCGCCTTGATTCTGGACGTTGGCTGCCGCAAGATTATACGTTTGTAACGGCGCTTGTAGTTCATTGGGAAGTGTGGTTGAATTTGCTAGGCCCGCGTTCGTCAGGCCTTGAGTGACGCTCGCCTGATTCTGGCCGAGTTGTTGTTGCAAGCCTTGCAATTGGCCGGAAGTCGTGTTACCGGCGAGATTATAAGCTTGGCCGAGGTTTGTCAGGGCCGCGTTATATCCTTGGATCGCGGGATTGGAACCAGAGAATTGAGTGACTCCCGGCGCGCCAAGGGCGCTTGTAGGAGTAGGAGAAGCCGCAATACCAACATTACCGGGCATATATCACCTGCTATCCTAATGAGTTATAATACTTTGTGAGAAGTTGCCAGTTGCGACGATGGCGATTATGCGACACCGCGTTCTGATCTAACAACGGAAATTGTAGCGCAATCGCCACGGCGGATACCATATCGGACATCGTTAAGGAGTCGGACAAACTTTCCGCGTATAATGCCCCTACAATTCCCGCACAGGTTGCAGTAAGCGTCAAGGAATCGGAGAGCGATGGGAAGGTGGCGCGTACCGCGGAAACAAGATCAGATATTGTCAACGAATCGGAGACCGACTCATGTAGACCCCGCAATCCCGACGAGAGATCGGAGAGTGTAAGTGAATCCGCAAGTGATGGAAATGTAGCGCGTTGTCCGCTGCCTGAAGCCGATAGAGTGAGCGAATCTGAGAGTGATGGAAAAGTGCGGCGAATTGCGAAATCGGAATCGGAAAGCGTTAATGAATCGGTATTCGTTTCAGTGTAACTATTAGCGCCTCCCGACCGCAGCAACGGCAGCATCGACGAAACGCGGTTGAGTTCGAGGGGGCGATTCGCGAGACACGACAGATAATCCGCATAGACTTCTGAGGCGGTCCAGGTTCGGCCCAACACCTCCGCCTCAAATAGATACCCAGTCGCCGCTCCATCTCCACCTAAATTGTTTCCCAGCCTTATTGATATTGACGAGCCGGTAGACATCGTGATGGCGTGCGCCGCCGAAGCCCCTAATCGGCCGTTGACGTACACACTCACCACACTTCCATCGAAAGTGCCCACGATTCTATAGACATTTCCAACGGACATCCCAATGAGGCTGGGTCCGCTGCTGTAAGGACCGGCCCCCGTGCCGTCAGACACGAAAAACTGCGGTGAGCCGCTGGTGAGGCCGTAAATAAGATCAAACTGTTCGTGTAGGGCGTCGCTTACCCCGTCAGTCCATCTTGTGCAAATGTCACCCCTCGTTAATACGCCGGGCGAGAACGTGGCCGCAACGGTAATGTTGTTTCCCGAGACAACGGCGGCGCCGGTCGGCATTGCAACGTATGCGCTTCCGCCTCCGTTGAAGTACAGGCTGCCGATACCCCACGCCGATTTGTTGTTCCAGGAAACACCCGCCGCCAGCGTGCCGGGGCAAATCCCGCGAAGATCGTAAAACTGTGTTCCTCCCCCCGAAAGCCCCGGCGTAACCCTCCACCATGCCACCAGCCCGCGATTGAGGGGGGCGGACTGGTTGATCGGATTTCTCAGATCAATAGGTCGATAGCGTCGGATTGGCGCAAAGCGGGAGATCATTGATTAACCGGCTTGATCGCTATACGGCGCGATATTTATTTCGTTGCCACTCGCAGCAAACGCCACACCAGTTTCATTTTGTGCGATTGGTTTCCATTGACCAGGAGGTAATGCAATATCCTGCGAGACGGTATACGCATTTGATGTGGCGTCAGTTGCAAGTACCACGTTCACATTACGAATTGGCGCAATAGTATTGCTGCCAGTTTCGTAAGTGATTCCATCCAGGGACCGAAGCAGCCAAACATTAACACCCCCGTTTGCGGTTCGATTACTCGCAATTGCGGCAAGTCGTAACTCGATTGTCGTTAGCGGCCATCCGCCAATTTGCCCTGCGCCTGATGTCCCATATTGGTTGTTGAATACGCCTCCATTTCCGTTCACCGACGCAAGAGTGACGGAACCATTCGCCAGAGAATTCAACTCTGTGGTCAGTATACTGGTGAATGTACCGGCGTTCTGCTGTACGAGATATTCTGTAACGAATGCCATATTTTACCTTATACTTGAACGCCCTGAGCCTGCAACATTCCGAGCGCGGCCGTAATGTCGGTAATATCACAATCCGCAGTCTGCGATGCGAGTAGTAACTGGATGCTATTGCATGGTCCTGTGCCGAAAGCGGTCGCCTGTGCCACGGTCATCATATTCATGGTCACGAAATTAACGCCCAAAGCGTTCCAGGTTGCAAATTGAAGATTGCTTCCAGGATCAAGATTATCAATATAATCAAGCGCCGCGTTTGCGAGCGCCACATTCGTCTGGGTTAGCACAGTCTTACCATCCACTCCCACAGTTGTCGGGGATAGGGCATACAGATCAAGCAGATCGCGGATGGAAATAGCCGCGGCCAAAACGGAATTCTTTGGCAGGTAGCTATACTGGATCGTTTGATTCGGTACGATCTGATGCACCAATACCAGGAGTCCGGCCTCATCCCCAGAAGCAACATGGGGCGCGAAACCGATATTATTCGGATCGGTATGAAGCAGAGTGGCGAGTTGGGACTGTTGGGGGCCGGTGAGAAGCATGATAATCCTTTAATCATTCAGAACATAGGTGACGGAAAGCGTGTCGCCGCTAATCACCGACCGGGTACTACCAAATGAGGCTTCACAGAGAAGCGTGCCCGATGTACCGCTGATGGTGTTATTACTGGTGATGAATGCGCCATTGATCGTCGCGGTTCCGTTGATGTTGAACGTGGCGACACTTGCGGCGTTGGTGATACTCTGGCTGGACGCTGCCGCCGGAGAATACGTTGGCCGGCTTGCATTACTATATGAGGCATTCTCTGTCCATCCTGCGTGCGACGCCATTGTATCGCCGGCAGCCAAAGCGCTGAATCCGGCGTTATCAATCAGGCCGATGTACCACACCGCGATCTGCGTGACACCCCCAATCGCGGTATTTAATACCGTGTTTCGCCCAATATTGGTAACGAGGTTCGGCGATTCCCATTCGTCGATCACCTTACCATCACGTTCGAGTTTGAAGATGAATCGCCCCTTGAGACCGATATGTTCGGCCGGCCGGGTAACAACGCCCTCTGCGCTATCGCTCAAATGTAACTGTGAATTCATAGAGACCTCTATCGTATTGTCCGTTGGCGACCAGCCTGGTCAAACTCTGCAATCGCAGATTCAAAAGAGAAGTAAGTATTGTCAACATTATTACCAATTGTTAACGTGAACCATCGACCGCGGAGGCGTTGCCGGAAACATTTCTGACGCCGATCAGTCGGCATATTCACGGAATAGGTGCTGTGTGGCGTGCCTTCGGTTACGCTGAACGCATCCGGTCCCGAATCAATCGTAGCGACCGCGCTCCAAAAGTTCGTGGTAGTCAAATTATAGTAATAATCAACCAAAATTGGCTCGCCGGACCCTGGTGGATTATCGAAGGTAATGGTATTGGTAACGATGGTATATTCGGTCACCGGTCCGTATTCTTCTTCCATCGTATCATAATTAACAACAATGGCTGCTCCATTTGCCGGCGCGGTTCCAAATAGAATGGCGTTATCAACTGGAAAGAAGTAACCAGGATTCGGGGTGATGCTGCCAAGACAATACTGCACCACTATCGCGGCGCCACTTACGGGCGCGGTTCCAAATTGAATAACATCGCCTTCTGCAAGAAAGAATCCCGCGGCCGGAGGGTTGACCGTAGTACGGGGCACTGCGATTGAGTTCACGGTTGCGACCATCGTGGGGTTAAAAGCATCATTACTGAGATTGAAACTGGTGGTTGATCCATCACCCGTGAAATCATCAGTTTGCGTAGTCGCCGGTAGCGCCTGCTGCGGGATACTAATCGCGTTCACCGTTGCAGTCATTGTATCGTTAATAGCGGTATACGATAGATTAAAATCGGTGGTTGACCCGTCGCCGGTGAAATAGTCAGTTGGATCAGGCGCCGGATATATCGTGCGGCCACCCACCGTAACTACTATCGGCCCACCAATCGGTAGTTTAGATAATGTGAAAGTCTCAGTGGTGCCATCACCCGTAAATCCATCCTCATTATTGATGAGGTTCGGCTCTGGTTGATTCGGGCCGAGTTCGCCTAGATCAATCGTTAGGCCGGTAAGGAGTGAAGCGCCGGGGAATGGGCTGATCGGGCCGAGTGTGACGAAGGCGTTGATCGCGGTTCCGTCGTCGTCAAACACAGCGCCATTCGCGGCGCCAATGATGAATCGGCGAATATAACCATCGAACCCACCGAGAAAGATGGCGCGTTGATTCGGATCGTTATTGGCAAGATAGAAGCAAGACGCGGATGGCCCTATGTTCGCCGGAAATTGTTGCGGCCATAATCCACCCTTCCGACTATCATAAATCAACGATAAACCCTGAGTAGCGCCCCCAATCGGCGACACAAGCATATGCAGATAATGCAGGTCGGCATCCCACACCAAACTAATGATCTGCGTACCTGGATTTAGAAACTGGAAGAATTGATTGTATTTCGTCTTCGTCAGATTCTCCGGGGGTCGGTAGAATTCCCAAATCGGGCGCACGGAGAATAATCCGCCTGTGGCGATATAGTACAACGTCCCTTCGGGATCAATCGTCCAAGCATCTTTGCCGACCACGCCCATGTTCTGCGAAATGATTGTGTTTGTACCACCGGCAGCCGGATCGCCTTGATACATGAACATGGAATGTGTACATCCGATTAGGAAATAATCGTCGGTGTACGGAATCAGCGCAGTGATCGGTTCGCCGATGCGCCCACTCTCCGCTGGATCGTCCACGAAAGCCGCGTCCGAATCCAGGGCAGAGAAATTCCAATCATAGGGATTGCTGACCCGACTCGCATACAAGTTCTGCGGATTGGTTGAAGCGTTCAGCATCAGGCGTCCGCGCCAGTTGGCGGCAAGCGTCGGCGTCACCGGCGCCGTGCCGGTCTGCACGACGTAAGGAATCACAATTTGGTTGACTAGATCAACGTCAATGATTCCGTTTACGCCATCCACGATGTAGGCGTGCATGTTTATAATGGCAATGCTAACCTGAGTATTACCCGTCGCCAATGGCGGTCCGGCCTCTTGACCGCCGGCCTTTACAATCTGCGGAAACGGCGATGTGACTCCAAGCCAGACATATCCCTCGCATACGGCCACAAGGACTGTGCTATATAAAACTGGCGAAGCTGTAGATACCGTGGCGATCATTACCCTAGACTCATTGCGGCGGTTTGCCCGCTAATCAACTGCCCTACAATTGCGACCGTTACTGGCGAAGGCGTTGCATATGATCCGATCATCAACGGATTAGTGCCGTGGATATCATTTTGGAAACTACCACCGCTTGATAAACTTCCACTCCATGTACTTGCGGAGGGGGTAGACGCGATAACGAAACTAAGAGTCACTGAAAATTGTTTTCCCTGATAATCACTACTGCCCACGCCTCCGGGTGTAACAGTCGGCCAACTATCTGCCGGTATGGCGTTGTTTAATTCAATCTGATACGATGGCGCGCTATTCGAAACTGGATTCCAAGGCGTAAGTACGGTGAAGAATCCACTACCGCCATTTCCGCTTGAATTTGCCGGGATGGTAATATTAAATGAAATCGTGTAATTATATGATCCCGCAGTTGGTCGGGCAGTAAGTAATGGCGCGAATGTAACTGTACGAGGGGTTGTACTGGCAAATGAAAAAGTCCCGTTGCCGTCTGGCGCCACATTCGGCACCATTGGTATGCCCGCCAGATTGACAAGATTTGCGGCAACCATTCCTTGTATTGGGGTTGTTCCGAGTTGCGTGTCATACTTCTTCGTGATGCCAAACCGCTCGGCAACGCGCTCGCGCCCATAGATGTCATAGGGCAGCACGTTAAGTGCATCCCAGCATGTGGGCGGCTGGGCGCCTTCCGGGCCTTGGCCCCCCATTGGCTGTTGCTCACGAGCCACCGATTGCACAACGCCCCCGGTGGGGGACACAAGCGGTACCTGTTTCGTCTGCGGGATTTTCGCTGGATGCGGCATATAAAGAAGGCCGGCGCCTCACGAAAAGACGCCGGCCCCAGGAGGAGAACACGACCGGACTTTACCGAAGCGGGTTGCCATCTTCGGCGAGGGTGCCATCATCGCCCGTGGTATCGGTATCGTTGTAACTGACGATGGTGGAATCGTAGTGATATTCAAGCGAAGCAATACGCCCGACACCCGTTGTCGTCCCGGCATAGGCGACTTCGACCGCAATCACATTGTCGCGCAGCAATCCATTGCCGCTCAAATTGATCTCAACGACCTGATACGTTGTGCTGAGGGCGGCGTTTGCCGTATTAAACGGAAGGGTCGCCGTCACCGCGGAACCCGCGGAATTTGCCGCGGTCTTTCCTGGAAGCAAGATCGTCGGTGTCCCGGTAAGCGTGATGCCGGAATCGGCATTCGCCAGAGCAACCAGGACGCGAATAATGAAGTGATCGCTTGCCTCGTCATAATCACGCGGGATAGGGATAGAGAGGATGGCGGCGTTTGTGTCGCTAGCAGTCGTCACAAGTTCGGGTACGCCATTGACTGTGATAATAGTCGTGCCGCTTATTAGCGTGACATCACCAAAGCCAATATATTTATCAACCTGGATTCCGCCATCCGCGGCTGACGCGGTACCGGTAACGGTGTTAACGCCCGAACCAGAATACTCATTTGAGGCGCCATTGTCACCTGTAACAAGTTGCTTAATCATGTACAGGAAATTATTCGGGGAGAAGTGCATAGCGGAATCCTTAAATTACGATGTTCCAAACACTGGTACGGTCGGGCGTTGGTACCAATAATCACGGAAGGCCCGGATCGCCGGGGTCTTGCTTGTAGCCGCGGTCGGGTTGCCAAAATACCCCAGGCACTTCGGCACGGCGCGACCGTCTACCAATTTACTTTGCGGGAGGGCGGTGGTCTTGTAATAAGTCCAATCCGGCCCATCCATTGAATCATCAACTTCTTTTTCGCACAGCGCGTAGCACGCGGCCTTGATTGCCTCATCGTGCCCGAAGGGCGCTGGCGGCGTGTCGTACAAATTCACCAGATCATTGAAGTGCAGCGTATACGGAAATATCACCGATAGGAATTCACTGCTAATCCGCCATGTCATCAATTCCCAGCGTTGCCGCGGTGGGATATATCCAATGAAGGAATATGTCGGTGTCGGGATCAACCGAACCGCCGCCTCATATGGCGTGCCGGATTCAATGTTATAGTTTTGCCGACGCTGCCGGATCGAGAACTCATCAATCCACCGCAGAATCATCCCGCGGTTGGTATTGGCGATGAACGAAATCGGGCCGGTGTATTGCCCCCCGAAGTCGGCCGGTAAAGTATAATCGCCGGTCGCCACCATGCCGAAGCCAATGGCGTAATTACTCGACGTGTTCAACTGCCCAAATTGCTGGATCAGTGCGGGAATCTGCTCGGTCGTAACCACCGTGCCGGCTGGAAATGCGCCGCCCGGCACTTGAGGGGTTTGTGTCGGCACCACACTGGCTGGCGTGGCAATGACGTTCACCGTGTACGGGCCGAGGTATTGAACGATGGTGAATTGAGTCCCAAGTTGGGAAGATAGCGGAAACTCATCGACGGTCAAATTTAGGCCCGGTGTATTCGCGGGCGGGTTCCCGCCAATCCAGATCGGCCGAAGTTCCATCGACGCAAGAAAGGTCGGCGCCACATAGGGTACTTGCCCCAATGGCGGTGGCGGTGGAGGGGGAGGCGGACTGGTAAGGGTAAGGGTAGTGAGACCGGCGAACGGACCCGTGGAATTGTAAACCGCTGATACATTCGTCGCGTTTGTGGGATCGAACGCAATCTGAGGCCAGAGGTCTACCTGTGCAATTCGGTTCAGCCATTTCCACCCATTCGGTTCAGGACCATCATTGATGAACATCCGAATCGCGTCGTTAACAATGTCCTGGCAAAGCGCGAGATCAGCCGGATCATTAGGGACGCTCGGCACGCCCGTACCGTCAGCGCCGTAATATGCGAGTCCCAACTTCTTCGATACCTTTATCAGCAAATCCTCATTCATCAGAGCCGAGGTCGGCTCCGTGATCGGGAAGTTCGGATAATTAGAGGTTATCTGGGACATTTATAAAAGAAGGGAGTTGGGTATGCACATCGCTATAAAACCCAGGGTTAGCGGTTGCTCTACCCAACTCCCTTGGAAGGGAAAGAGAAAAATGCATTTAGTTGATCTTCGCCGCCGTGCGGAAGAAATCAATATCGAGAACGGGCGCCGCCGTGGTTGCAGTCGTCATCGACACAATGCCGCCATAATCGCTGGTCTGATCCCAAGTGCTATCGACCACATACTTCGCCACCTGATAACCATTGACAAACCAACGCGCCGTATAGGTGTCAAAGTTCACGCCAAGTTTGACGAATCCCGCCGAGCCGGTGTTAATCCCAGTCTGACCGGTTGTGCCCGTCACGACCAGAAGTCCGGGAGGAGTCGGGGGTGTATAGAATGGGTTGCCCGGATCGGGATTGTTGGCGTTGGCCGTCAGAACATTAAGCAGCACGGTATTGAGTGTGCCCTTGCTGTTGCCGTAACTTGGTATGGTCGTCGAGACGTTCGGCGCAACTGCGGTGCCTTGATTGAGGTACACGGCATCAAAGTTGGCCGGCAGATCACCATGCAGCCAGAATCCAAAGCAGCTTGTTGCCGCCTGGGCGCCAAGACTATTACTGGCGCGTGTGGCCGAGGCCGCGGCGACAATGCCGCCGTTTATGGCGGTCGTGGTCGGCACAAGGCCTTGCGTGTTAGCCACGCCCACGAAAATACCCTTGGCAGTTGTCACATCGCTAACGGCCAGGGATGCCTCGAACCAAATTCGACCCGTGCCACCGGAGGCGATGGGGCCGAGAGGCCGGGTGTAAATCTGCGTGAACGCTTGGGCGGTGCCGGCGACAGTCGCCGACAGAACGTGGTCAAACGTACCAGCCTGAACGAAACTCTGCGTCAGACCGCCGAGACCAGGGGTACCGGAGTTAGGAAGACCCGGCAAACTTGCAACATCGTAAAAATGCTGCGTTTGAAAATAACCGTTACCTTCGTCCTGTAACTCGTAGGCGAGGCAGTCCGCCCACACGCCGTCCGAAGGGGACTGCGGCAGATTGGGGTTCGTCTGCGCATATCGTGCAATTCCATAAGCCATATCAAAATCCTCAAATCAGAGTAGAAGTCAAGAACGCCATAACTCCTATGGCTTAGGTGGTCGGGATTACGTTGTGAAGGACAAAACCCGCCGTGCGCCGGTTCGTCACAAGGTTATTGTGCGAGCCATCAAGGAACACGGTGAAGGTCGTGTGCTGGCCGCGGTCAACCATCGGTTTGCTTTCCTCCATCCAGTACCCTTCCTGAACGATGGGTTGGAACTTGGACCAGTCAATGCAGTAGATCGGGTTCGGTGTGAATGCCTCACCACCGCCGGCCGTGACCGTGAAACCGTCAAGTTGCGGAATATACACAACGGGCATCTTGTTGAAATAAACGCAACCCTCAAAATTGTGCAGCATCTTGCCAGCCAAATCCTCCGGCTGGTTATCATCATCACGCTTATCGGCCAAATCTTCAAGTTCCGTCACCATATCGTCGGCGGCATAGAGCTTGATTTTCTTGCCAACGGCATCATCACCGGGGGTCTTGACGAACGGAGCGGGCTTAAAGCGCGTGCGGCGCACGGCGCTGCGAAGTTTCCGAAGCAGCGCGTTGTCAACGCGATTGTATACATCGGCGTAATTCGCCCACTTTGGTTCGGCGCTGGCATCAATGCCGGCGCAGACCGTACCGGTCGTACCATTCTGATAACGGATGGTCGTGGCGTTGAATCCGCCGACCGTGGCGCCATTGGCCAGGAAGTTGATATAATACGGCACACCATACGGATACAGTGTGTCGGTGGAACTTGTCGGCGTCATCCAGCCGCGTTCCTCGATCAGTTCGGCCAAATCCCACATGCGCTCCACGCGCCGGGATTCAAGCAAGTTGATGAACCCCTTCGAGGAGTTCTTATTGCGAAGGATTTCGACCACATCCCAGGAATAATCGGTCCCGATCTGGGTCCAGGGCACGTTGATAACAAATTGGCTCTGGTCAACGGTAGGCTGGTCAGTATCGTACAGCCGTCGATAGCGCGCGCGACCATGACGGTCAAGAATTGCGTTGCGCTGGATTGAAGTGCCGCCATCGACTTCTCGGCGGGATTCCTCGTAAATCTGGCAGAATTCGTAGTGTTGGCTGTCCCACATCACTTCAAACTGCCCTTTGGGCAGGTCTCGGAGAGTGGTCGCCAGAAGATCAGCTAATTGACTTGCATCGACGCCCATGAGAGGTTCCTTGAATCGTTAAGACGTAAACACTCGCTTCATCCTTGAGGCGACGTTCTTTTCGAGTTCGTCCCGGTTCTTCGCCGGTTTTTCTCCGCCAGGGTTCGCGCCCCGGCCGGATGGTTTTACGGAAAGTCCTTTATTCCGTTTTTGCAACTCACCGCGGATTTCCTCACGCGCGGCGCTTTTCTTGAACTTCGCGCTGATGGCGTCATGCGCCATCGTCAACGCTTCTTCAACCGGCAACGTGCGGCCCTGGAACGCGGCGCCGGCACAAAGCGCGTCGGCATATTCCAAAACCTGCCTGCGCGTCTCAATCTGCGCCTCAGGGAGTTTATGCACAGGGCCATCCCCGTAGAACTCCTTGAACGGCTTCAACTCGACGCCGGCGAAAAATCCCTCGACTTGCTTGCCGAGTGTATCATTCGCCGCCTGATCGGTGCGCTTCTGCGCGGCCGTCACTTGGGGAAGAACCGCGTTAATGCGGTCGATCACACCATTTACCGGCCCGACGAGAACATTCAGGAGTTCGTCATCACCATACTTCTTTCGCAATTCCTCAATGTCGAGCTTTGCGAGCGCGCCTTGCGGGATTGCGGCGGGTGCCGTGGGCTGGGCGACTGGTCCGGTTTTGCCAGCCTTTGCCTGCCGGCCGAGTTCCGCCATCTTGGCGATCTCAGCATTACGAGTCTCATGCACCTTACGGGCGAAGGTCAGAAAACCAGTGCCCTGAGACTTGAACGCCGATTTGATCTCATCATCAGACCACTCGGCGGCTTTCAAAGATCGAACATATGCAGCCGGAAGGGTTGGGGCGTCGTCAGCCGCAGCTTCGGTGCTAGGTTCCTCTTTGGTTTCAGATGGCGCCTCATCCTCTTTCGGGGGCGCCTCATTTCGTTCATGCCGGACCGCTTTACCGGCCGGCTTGTCTGGCGTGCCTTCAATGACGCCAGTTGACTCATCTTCCTTGTCAACCGTTCCCATTATCGACGCAAATTGATCGTCGATCCTGGATGCCAGGGCTGATTTGTCCTCAGTGGACATCTTGGCTTTATTCGACAACACTCTCGTATCGTCAATATTCTCCGCCATCGCGCTCTCCGTTGCCTGCTATGCAGGGGTAAGTTCGAGGTGCTACAGGTATATTATACCACATAAACCGGATAAAGCCAACTAATTTCGCTCAGAAAATCCCGCCGCGGCCAGGGCTTGCATCTTGCCTTTGCGGTTCTTTGCTATCGGCACCCCATACATGGGGTTGCTCTGGTCGTCCGAGATTTCGATATCAGGACATTGCTGTTGAAATTTCCTGACTTCCTCCGGCGTATCCGCGGCGATACTGAACATTTCAATCGGCTTGTGGAAGTTTTGCAAGTCGGTGTGAACGTGGGATATCTGCTTCTGGTAGTGGGCGCCCTTGCACTTCGGGCATGTCGTCAGTACGGTCGCCATCGTATGAAGCTCGATGTCTTCGTGATTGCAGTCACCGCATTTGTATTCATACAACGGCATTGCGCCCCCAGGTGAAATTGGGTGTAAAGCGGATCAGATAGTTCGGCACTTCCCAGACCTGACCGCTCGCATCGAATACAACCGTCCACAGCCGGTCGAGGTCGGGTTGGGTTTCAACGAAGATCGCCATGCCACGGCCGGTCGAGCCTTTCCAGTCCGCCGCCGGCATCACTGTAACTTCCCGCGGCGTGTTCAACTCCAAAACCATGTTAAATACCTCTATGTCCGGCCCGGCGCAGATGCCCGTGCGAGGCCTTAGAATGCGACGATGAATCGGGATGCGCGCCGCCGCCCTTCACATGTTCAGGCAGCGATTTGATTGACGGCGTTTTCGCGGCCCACTCCTTCGCCATCTGCGGATGTTGGGAGTACATGAATCGGGCTTGCGCTTTCGATTGAAACGGCATTGGATGGTCCTTGCAAAAGTCGGTCAATATCGTCGGCCCAGCGGTCGATGGTAAATTTCTCTTTCACCAATTCTCGGTTATACCATCCCATTGATTCGCGTCCGGCAATGGATGCATTCGCACAATGACGAATGGCGGAAGCCAATAATTGTGGATCATCAACAGGAAATACATAGCCGCGTACCCCACAGTGCATCAATTCACAGAGTCCGCCAACATCGGCAAAAACTACGGGTTTGCCGGCTTCCAGCGCTTCCAGCGCCACAAGGTTAATCAGATCATCGCGCGAGGGAACAATGACCAGATCGCATTCATCAATGGCGCGTTGCTTTGTCACTTCGTTGACACGGCCAACCCAACTGACTCGTGAGGCGCCAGTCTTGATCTCGCCGAGTTCCTTGTAGAATGTCGGTTCGGCATAACTGCCGATGAAATTCAATTGGTACTTGGGATCGTCCAGAATCTTCATTGCCTTCAACGCGATGTCATGCCCTTTGCGGCGCTGGATAGACCCCAGTAGTAATATCCGGAAGTCGTCATGGCGTGATGCGGGGGGTAGCTGATCTCGTATGACGATTCCGGGTGCAGAAATATCAATGGGTTGGTTTCGGAAGGGTTGGTAGAGTCCACGGGAGTACTCACAGTCTGTGAAGACGGCACTGGCTCCGTTAAAGGCGCGCTCGACAACGCGGGATGTATAACTGGTTCCCTGAGTCTCAGCGGCTTGGAGGTTACGAAGTTGTTCAACCCATTCTGATGTTTCATGGATACCCCAAACGCAACGGACCCCCATATCGGCAGCAGCGGCGACGGATCGGATCGTCACTAAGGTATTCGCCAACAGGGCATCGGCGCCATATAGTGCCGACCGGGCGATTGTTTCCTCGCCTAGAATGCCAGTCACAACCTGGCATGGAATACCGATGTCGTTGTACCAATCAATTAAAGGACCAACTGATGGTGAGATGACATGAATTTTCCACTTTGCACGCAGTTTTTCAACAAGGTGGAAAAGGCCGATTGGCGCCCCAGATTCACTTAGATCATGGGTGATTACCTCTAAAGTCTTCATTTCTGTTCTCCTTCTTATGTCAGGAATACGACGCACTATTTCTTACGCCTTCATATATGGGCCTTCGTCCTGAGCACCCGATCCGCCGTTCCATTTCGACATTTTAGCGCCGTCCTTACCCGCAGCGTTGGAATCCGGTTCATCCTGATCCTTCGGGTAGAAGGTCTCCTGCATCTTCTTGCCGACCTTGGATTCGAGTGCCTTGCGGGATTGTTTGTGGGCCGCATTCACCGCATCCTTCTTTTTTGATAGATGGGCGTGTGCTTTGGCATGGCGGTCAGGATCGCTCTTGATTTCCTCCGCCTTCTGCAAGGCGTCAGCATCAGAAGCAGCAGCAGTATCGTCAGGATCATAGGGATCATTTTTCGGCATAATTAAACTCCTGCCGTAGCGTTAGCCAGCGGCGGTTTGGCGGTACTTGGGGTGAAAGCATGGCGAATCGCCAGCTTGATTGCAGTTTGCGCATCGTTGGCGCCGGCCTGGGCGCCCTGACGCTGTTGTAATCCTGGGGTGGGTGGGGCGCCCTGCACGTTGCCGGGCTGCCCATTCTGGGCGATGGCCGGTGCTAGGCCGGGATTCGGCTGGCCAGCAATCTGCCCTTTGCTGGGTCCAGGTTGCGGACCCATCGCCATACGTTGCATGGCGGTTTGCTGCACCTGCGGCGCGAGCAATACTTCATCCATCCACTCAATTCCGGCGTCATGCGCCATCCTCACGAGGAAAGCGATGGGGTCGAATGGGATGCCCATGCTACCGAATATCTGCGCAGCCGAGGCGACGGCCGGAAGAATTTGCTGAGCGAATGCCATAGCCTGTTGGAGTCGGGTCTTACTGTCCCTCCGTCCCATTGATTCCGGTTCAATGTTAAAAGTGAAGTCGAGGAAATCGCCCCGACGTGCCTCCGGGGTAAGTATGACTTGCACATCCTGCATTGTCGGCGGTTGCAGGAACGGTTCACCAGTCGGCCCAAGCACAGGGCCACCGGGCGCCATCTGGCGCCGGGTGAGCGGAATCTTCATCAGCGGGTCGGTGTGAAAATACCATGCGCGCTTCCGAGCCTCGCCCGCGGCCATCTGGTACACGAGGTCTTTCATGTCTTCCAGGCCTATGCTCGCATTCTGTTGCAGGACGTTCACCGCGGTCGCGCTCTTGCCTTCAATTCGCTGACCCCCAATCTGGTCGGGGTTTGCGGCCATCTGGTTGAACCAATCCTGCAATTGTGCGAGGTTGCGTTCGTTGCTGTTCTGTTGGCCCCCGAAATGATAAACCTGGACACCATCGGGATCATCAACCTTGACTGCTTCGCCATCGCCGGCATCACGAAGTTCCGTCGCATCATCAGCCGATGACGCTTTATAACCCATTATGTCTTTTTGCCGTTCCGCCTGTTCCACAATCTTTTTGGCCATGCGATTAGCCAGGACATGAAGATCATACCAAATACCCACGGTAGGGATAGGAAGCGGGTTTCCAGGTACAGGTGGTGTAAGGGAGAGTAGCGTGTATGGGCCTTCTTTGACTCCATAATAATCATCCACACGCAAATAATCATCAAACAAAACATCATCAGACCCGGGCACCGTAACGATGGCATTGGCTGATGGAACCCAGATTTCGGCAATTTCAACTTCATCTTCCAGATCGTAGTTATCTTCAACATTGATCTGTCGCATCGACAAGTCGAATGCTTGACGCTTCCGCTGTTCGTCGCTACAAATCGGGAGTCGGTTCACAAGGTCTTCATCATACAAACCCGTCTCAAGTAGAGTCCGGCGGGGTACTCGAATCTTATCACCGATAAATGCCGCGTCCCGGAACATGTGGTCTCGACAATTCGGGTCAATAACGAAGTTGTCAAAGTCTACCTTCTCAGTGTAAACGGTGCCAGGGTCAAGAGACTCTTGGCCTTTATCGTCGTCAAATACCGCAACGCTTCCGGATGTGGTGAGGCCAGTTTTGAGAACTCCGAGTGTGAATAAGGCGTCAACGATGACACTCCGGTAAGTATTTCGGATGTCAATCTGCATGTCATGGTTATCAAGGGCGAGTCCGAGAAGGTTTGCATATTCCCTCGCTTGCAGATAAGGGGTCATTACCGTATGTTTGGGGAACGACATCACCATTGTCGGGATCAACACACGGATGGCGTTGAAGATCAGATTGATCGGGGCCGTACCTACCTCGCCCTCAGTCTTATCATAATATGAACCGCAATACTCCTGGATGAAATGAACCCGCGCGGCCCGGAAGGCATCCAGGCGTTTGAAGCCGCGCTGCACGGTAAGCTGGAATTTCCGTGGACTTATTTCATCCGTGTAGGACATTACAGCGTCCCTCCATAGATGACGCTATATGTGCCGGTGGTAAGCGCCGTGAATTGGAAAGTGATCGAGTACATTGGCCCCGGCAGCGTGAAGAAGAATTGTGTCGCCACGTTCGCTGGAGCAATAAATGGGAACGGTAGGCCACAGGGTAACGCCTGAGCCGCGGATGTTCCGTCTGTGGCGCCGAGTATCTCGCAACTAATTGCAGACCCAGAAGGGGCGGTAATTGTCACGCTACCTTTCAAGTCGATGCTGGTAACAGTGATGACACTAGAAAGAGTCGGCGAAGTTGTTACGCCGGTGACGGTTTGATTGAAAGTTTGACCCACAGTGACTCCGGTAGTTATCTGAACGCCTTCGCCAGTCCACGAATTAAAATAAGTATCGGTGACGTAGACCCGATACCAATATTTTGTGTTCTCCGCCAATCCCGAATCGGCATGAGTGGTTGCTGTGCTTCCTGTTCCCACATTCGTATACGTTCCCGGCGAACCGCTCATATCGGGTGCGCGTTGGAATTGGTAAGTATATGGTCCCACACCTTGCGTTTGGGTCGTCGTACTGGCAAATGCTCCACTCCCAGTAATATCGGACATTGTGACGGGTTGCACATTGCCGATCTGGCTCGTAGAACTTAGTATGTATCCGGTATCATTGGTAAGGGATACCGTCGTCCCCGTAGCGCCACTCGTTATCTCACAAACCCCAATCTGTAGATTTGGGGTGTTACTGATCGTTATTCCGGTTCCAGTCGTAACCGTGACGACATCTCTGATAACTTGCGCGCTAACCGAATTTGGTAAATCAATACTTATTCCGGTTTGAGTGCCCGCAGAAATAGTAAGATTATTGCATTGAAAATCAAGTGTCCCTGATCCACTGTAGGTTACTGCTGGACCGTTTAAACCCGATCCGATGGAAAAAGTATATGTTCCCGAATCACCCTTTGTAGTCCCAAACCCAAAGATACTGACATTAGTGGTGATCGCACAAACTCCTCCGGGGACATTGCTAGAACTGGTTGTGGTCGTTTCACTACCAGAACAATACAAACTGGAAGAATTCCAAAGGGTTGCCAATGCAACCGCCTGCCCAAGTGTCTGTAGTGGACCACCCATCCAACCATTACTGACAGTGCCGGTTCCCGCAGAACGATCCAATGTCCATGTATTAGCCACGGTGCTAACGGACATTATTTCATAACGGCCGACAGTCAATCCAGTTCCCGCGATGATATTTATGATATTGCCCGCATCACCGGTAACAACTGTATATCCCGTAAGGGTGGCCGTCGTCCCGGAAATTACACAGGTATTACCATTGCCGGCGAGATTGGAAGCGTATGCCTCCGCCCCATAAGTTCTATCCACCCCGCCGCTGATCGTCGGATCAAAACCTCCACCGAGTATGTCGCCATACTCTCCATTTTGGTTGACCACTACAACAGTATTTGAACTAACAGCCATTATGCGTGCTGCAATTCTGCAAAGTTAAACCGCTTCGGATACCGGGCGCCGCCCTCTTGCGTTTCTAACTTTCGACGCTTTTTCCATTCAGCCAGTCGATGCCCAAAGGATCGTTGTGGGACAACCCGTTCCATGTCTCGCCACTTGGGCATTTCACTGAGGGCCAACACGGCAAGCATGTCGGCAATAACGCGATCTCCATGAGTCTTACGGGCGCTGGCGCTTTCGGCGACAAGTTCAGCCGGCCCGATTCCACCGTCATCATATCGGATGTAGGTGAGCGCTTCGTCCAGGGCTGCGGCACTTCGGTTAATGTATTTGCCGTGGGCATAAGCTCGGCGTAACAGTCCGAGGGCCGTGGCCTTGGCTTCGGTATCCGACCGCCATCCATAGCGCTTGCCAGACTTCTCAGACAATGTGCCACTTTGCCGACGAAAATAAACATAGGGATATTTATACGTTCGACAAAGTTGCCGCCCAAAGTCCATGCCCGGATCACCATTGTTTTCCCAGATGATAAGAGGGCGCCGGTTACGTCCTCCAACCCATATCGCGGCAGCGCATGTGATGCGCGCCAATTCATACGGCGGGGTGTTCGCGTCCGCAAATTCTGCAATTTTCTCTCGTGTCTCATTGCATGTCACATTGATAATGGAGTTACTCGCGCCCTGACCCTTGCTGATATCAATCGACAAGGTATACGAATAACACTGATCCGGCCGGCCCTTAATCAAATGCGTCCAGATCGACCACGGTCCTGTGGCGAAGTTCAGGGATAACTTTGCGATATTTCGTCGGGTAATGGATTCGACAACATCCTCATCGGATAATCGAGATCGGAATCGAATAGTTGCCCGTCTTCGAGGCGGCTTGGCGAATAAGCGTTTGTGCTGCTCAAGGATGTGGGCTTCAAAGAATGTATCTCCTGAACCGATGTGATCCATGTCGAGTTCAGTGGCGACTTCTTTCGGCGTGCTGGTCGCACAGTACTGATCGTACCAGGGGCTTCGGATGTGCCACGCATTATTTTCATCTTGCACGACATATCGGCCGGCTCCTTTCTCTGGATGTTCCCACCAGGGCATGACAAAGACCGGGATTGACCCGCTCATCCGCCATTTGCTGTACGCCGTGCCGGCACCCCAGGGAGTGGAGGATACAAGTCGGCACGCTGTCACATCCTTCGTGGATTGCTTGATCGCCTCCGCTTCCTTGACCTTGGCGAATTCATCAAGGTAGATCGAAGTGCGGCGATCCGATGAACCGGCAGTTGCATTCGCTGATTCCGCATCTATTCTGGTCTTCGTATCCAAGTTGACGATATGCAACTTCTTCCGAAGAAGCTTGGTCAACATCCACGAAGGTAGACGAGATAGAATATAATCTATTTTGCCGAAGAGGGTACCCGGATCCGAAAGAGTTCCGAACGGATAATTCTTCGGCAGACCATCCAGTGAGTCGCACGCATCCTCTTTGCGGGAGATCATCAGATGGCTCTCGTACTGTCGGAACAAAAGTCGATGAGTATAGACCGCTATGTGCATCCATGTTACACCCATGTCACGGGACTTGTCGGTCAATAACGAATCGCCTTCATCAATACAGCGCTCGATATCCAAGATTCCCACGTCCTGCCGCGGCCATGTCACAAAGGGCAGATGCTTCGCGTCGGATTGCTTAACCTTGCCACCTTCACCGGCCTCGAAAACCCGGAGAGTGAAAACGAAGGTGTTGATCCAAAACAAAATGGATTGACTGCACGCGGTATAAAGATCGCGCTGCACATCCTGATCCTGTTCCGCAGCTTGCAAGAGTCGAAGGCGGTATGCGAGATTACGTTCCGGCACCTTGGGTACGCGCAGGCCGGTGATGGGGCATTCCCACATATCGGGTAACACGATGGGAATGAGGACGGGTTTCTCGGCAAAAACATTAGCCATTTGCTTCAGCCCATACCGCAATAAGTGCAATCACAAAGCCCGTCACTATTACGCCCGTAATGAAACCGAGTATAAACATGATGTCTTCCTATATTGTTTGGTTGACCGAGGTATCGCCCTAACCGCCGCGGCCAGTTTAACTTCCCCCGTAGCCCGGCGCCGGAGGAAGTCTTCGGTCTTTCCGGCTTGAATCACATCAAGCGGAAGTTGATTTTTCCAATCACTCAGACTCATTGAATAACTCCCGTGTTCGAGTGATGGCGCGATCCTTGAGAACTTCAATAAGCCCTATCTGGTGAGTCAAAGAGCCGGTACGAAAATACTTGGTAACGGGTTCACCCACTGTGGCCTTGGGTATAAAACCGACAACCAATGTATTGCACCGATTTCTTAACTCGTACAATAACCCTTCAGTCGATGCCAGGGTCAAATCTTCGCTGGATTCCGTATCTTCATCACTCATGATTCGCCTCTTTAACTGCCGAGGCATGACGCTGGCCGCAGGACTGGCAGACTATAACCTCGCGGAAATCATGCACACACCAGCATTCGGCATGACAACGTTCACAATCCCAGGACTCAATTACCAGAGGACCGTTCACTCCCGTCGCGTCGATTATCGCATCCAGCACCGGCCCCAGGGCCAGGGTCTTCTTTGGTGACTCCAACGACGGCAGGCTCCGGTCGTGACTTGCGCGGCGGCGGGCCTTGCGCCACGCGCGCAGCAGCATTAGTAATAGCGACGAAAGACTCACGAACCCGATCAGTAGCCGTAATTGCATCGGCCTTCTCCTCGCCGGACGCAGGAGCCGGCTTACCTTCAATCCGGTCGTAAAGAAAGGTCTGTGCCCAGGGGGCCGGCGCATGGGGAATCTTGATCGCATTCCCGTGGTCATCCAATGACTTCTCAATGTAGCCGAGCGCCTGATCCCAAATGAGTTGCGCCAGCACGTCGGCACGAGTCAAGGCGTTGCCCTCATCATCACAACTTATGGCCTGCACGGCGAGTTCTCGCAGCGCCGCGGTGAGCCGGGCGCGACCTGGGGCACGGGGTTGGGATACGCTGGTGGCGGGCATTAGAATTTGATTCCAAGTTTGCGCGCGGTGATATGCACGCTAAGCAAACCGATGGTGAAACCGGCGCCAATGGGAATGGCGAAAATAAACGCAGTAAAAAGATCAGGCATGATGCCTCCTGTATTAGTAAAACGCACGACTGGGCGCACACTGCCACGACTTCTGACCCTGGTAATCCTGGGCAACAATCCGGCCGGTGCCCTGCAATCCGTAACTGAATGTGCTGGGACCGCTGGTGAGTAGAGATGGCGTAATACCGACTGGAAGGGACTTGCCCTCCTTGCCGGATACATCCAGTGACTCCACGCCATTGATGCCGCCGAGCGTGCCAATAGTCGTGGCCTGGGTTGCAGATGTGGCGCCGGCGGCGACATTCAATACATAGAGCAAATTGCTCGTATCGTCATTGGTGGCGAGCGTCAACTCATCGATGATGAGGCGCTCGTAGGACTGCAACGTGCGAAGTAACCCATTGGCATCATAGATGCCCACGGCCACGCTGGTGACATTGGCCACGGCGCCTTGATAGGAAAGGTTAACTGTCTCGCCTTGTGTTGGAACGCTGTGCATGAGTCTACCTTCATTCGCTAAATTAAAGAGGGGCCGATACAGCCATACATGGTATCGACCCCTAGGTTGGCATCATGGGTAGGTCTCCGTTGATGCCCCCAGGTGAGACTACCACACTGGGTTGAAGTGCCTGACCGGGAGTTATCCGGCGTCTATGGCACCTATATAGTGTACCACACAAATGCCCCAATAGCAACTTTACAGTTTGTAAAGGTCAATATTTTTATTTGGTGGCGGGTGACTATCGACCTCCTCCCAGGTGGCGGGTGGCAGGGTGAAAGGTCA